ATCAATATAACAATAAGTTCCGTCACCGAAATAAATACCGCCTTGATGTTCATAGGAAGCCCCCCCCAAAATCCTTAAACATCTTCCAGTGTCGTGTTTTATAATTACCTGTTCGGTTGTGTGAGAGGTAGAGGCGTTTATAAATTTACCCTTGCCCCCATATATCACCCCAACCTCTACCAAATCATTATTATTCATATCTAAGTCCTGTTCAAACACTACCTTATTATTATCCCAATCCCAAAGAGTATAATTTCTAAAGGTTGTCCCATCATAACCAAATAACAAAAAATCTTTATCGTTAGACCTATGGCTTAAACCCCATAAAATATTATTACCCGAAACCGCCGCGTCCTTCTTACACAAAAAGGCGGAGGTTGATAAACCTGGTGTTTGTTCGGCATTAAAACCCCCAGTTCCTGTTGCTGTAAATTTCCCGCTTGTTACCGCTCCAGCGATTAAGTTATCATATATTAAAGCGTTGCCTGCGGTTAGTTTCTTTTTTATATAAACATCATTATCAAAGATGTCATTAAGTCCGTCCCCTCTATGTGCCATACTATTAACAAATAATTAGAAATAATAAACTTTTCTATGCGAGTACCTTTGTGAAAACTACCTGTTTAGGCTCGTGTACCTCTGTAACTCCATACTCACAAGCCTTAATAGTATCTCCAATAAAGTCCTCTGTCTTGGTAGAGGTTTGTAAAGGCATTAATTGCTTCCAGGTTGCGCATGTCTTTGGTACACAAAAAAGAGCGTAACTCGTGGCTACTGCGGAGGACGTTATAATTCTAACTCCTGCGGGTGAGCCTATTTGCCCGTTAAAAGCCTTTTGTCCGCTTTGGGTAGCCTGTGCGCCCTTCTCGTAAATATAGTGTAAAACGTGGGGTTCTGTATCTGGGTGTATAACAATAGCGAAGTCTTTAGCATTATCATAATAACTCTTAACCTGTGCCTTCATTTTAGCCAAATCTTTAATAATAGCTGCGCTGGTCTCGTCCCAATAACCTCCCTGTAAGGTTCCTGTTTGAATATTCCCATCTGTACTCATAACGCTATAAATCTCGTCGTCCACTGCCTTAGCCACTCCTTCAGCGATTCTTAAAATAGTTCTGTTCCTTGTGTCTATGTTCTTAGCTATAATATCCTCGTGGTCTATTGTTGAAGCTAATCCGTATTTCTCTATCCTTGAGGCTACTTGTTCCCAGCTTAATACTGCGTTAGGAAAGTCAGCCCCTCTTGGTATGCCCTTAACTGCGTTGCCCGTGTTTCCTTCTGGCACGCTTGTTTGTTCCCTAAAAAAGTAATTCTTCCAAGACGAAGAAGTAACCACACTAACCAACTGTTTAAATTTATAAGAATAATTAGCGATTTGCCTTATAGATAAATCGTAAGCCGTAGCCCTTAGCGTGTCCTCTCCGGGTTCGTAAAATGTCATTATGGTAAAACCTCCACATTAATCGTTTCTTTGTCTGCTGCGGTTTCCCTTGCAATTCCTACTATAACCGCATAAGAGCTTGTAACATCTGCGTCAGTTGCAGCCATAACATAATTACCTGGCGCTGCGGTCTTAACCTTTTGATTAGCTACTATCGCCCCACTTGCTACGAGTTCGTACATTCCGCCCTTATCTGCGGTAACGTTTGTTTCTGTATTAAATGATGTGTCCGTAGAATTATTAACGTCTGCGTGAGCAAATCCACAAAATTGGTCTCCTGTTCCTGTAGAAGCCGAAGCGGTTGAAGGTTCAGCATTCTTAAGAAAAGTACCTTTTGGGATAGCCGTAGAGGTTGCGCAGGTGTATCTCCGTGAGACTAAAACCTTATTATCTCTTAGGACTGCCTCTCTTGCCATAAAAGAGACAATATATTAAACTATTTAAATATTTCGTTATTCGTTTAACCGAATAACTTACCTTCTTTATATAGTTGATAGAGTTTGATTAGTGCAAATATAGCCACATAAGCCCTAAATTCCCATATAGGTATCATAATCTCTCATAGGTGTAGTCCCCTTTAGTAACCTCTCCGTCCTCTTTTATCCCTATAACGTGCCAGCCTATACCCCCGATTATACAATTAGAAACGCCCCTCTCAAACTCCTCCGCGCTAAAGGTTTCGGGTATTTTGGCGGCTTCTTTTAATATCTTCTTTGGGATTTTCTTAGCCCCGAATATCTTCCTTAAAACCATATGCCTTAAACTCCTCCCTATTCTCCCAAAACCGTAACTCTCACTTTTATGAATACCGAAAAAATTGCATACTTCGGCTAAGGCTTCTTTAGGGAATACATACTCATAAGCCCCTAAAACAGAGGGTCTTAAAGCCCCTTGAACCAGTATAATTTCCTCTTTTTCGGTCTTATTATTGTATCTTCTTAGCTTCCAATAAGCCGTCTGGGCGTGTGCTTCCCATAACTTAACCTGTTCGTATTTTCCTCTAACAAATAAATATAAGTGCATTATTTCTTTTCTCTCTTTTTTAATTCTTTGGTTATTCTTTTCCCGAATCTTTTATTAAAGGCTAATTTGTAGAATCTGTTTAAGGTAATCCAATCTTCTTTTTTTCTTAATTTGTTATGAATTTTATAACCGTCCAGAAACCCAGCTTTATACATCTCTATTAAAGCCTTTCCTTCTTCTACTGCCTCTTTAGCCTGTTTACTCACCATCTTTAAAAGCGCCTATTATCTCGTTTGCTTGGGCTTGTGCCTTTTCTTTAAAGGTCTCCTCTGGGCTTTTAGGTTCTATGTGGTTGCCAGCCGTACCCGCCAGCATATTCTCGGCTCGTGCGGTTTGTAGTTCTTTCCTTTCTTTAACTAAGGCTTCTCTCTCTTGTCTTATTTCGTCTCTTATCTTGGCTGCTTCTTCTACAATAGACAAAGGTTTTTCCTCTTTTGGTTCTTCTTGTTTTGTTTCTTCCATGTTTCTTTAAGTAACATATAGTTTATAAATTTAAGTATTACACTTATCCAATAAGGCGACTATTGCCCGTGTGTTGTCTTTTATGGTTTCCTTTAAACCCTTTAATAAAATCTGTCTATCAAATATAAGGTAGGCTATAAAAATACCCGCTAACCCGTAGTTTGTTAGGCTTGCCGTTTCTTCAATCATTTTTTATCAAGGTGAGAGATAATTAAATATATTATCGCTATATAAGGCGATAGTATAAATAACAATATCAAAATTAATTTACTATACCACTTCATTTTAAAATAAATCCTCCGTTGGTATATCTTTGTTATCATAAGAGTTTATCGCCTTATAAAGCTGTAACTCTGTAGGGTCTTGAATTTTACCATCTTCCACCTCTAATTTAGCATAAAAGAGTTCTTCTCTTGTGGATAGTATTTCTGTCTCTACTACATTAATCCCATCACTATCTTTTATTAAGTCTGGACTTCCAGCAATAAGGAGTTTTAACCTTGCTTCATTAGCCGCTATATACATCTCTATTTCTCTTAATTTTATTTTTGCTGTATCTTTATCGAGTAAATCTGTCCTTACATTTGTTTTAATCTCCCTTATTCTCCTTCTCTCTTTCCTAATATCCTTAACCACTTCGTTAGCGTTACCGCTTGGAGTTTCTAAAAAAGCCCCAACATCCACAAGCCTATTTAATGCCCCAGCCCCTATGGCTTCGCCTGCCGCCCCAACGGTCTCACTTGCGGTTAAACCTTTCTCAAACTCAGCTTCCTGAATAGCCCTTATTACGTCGTCTTCGCTATATTGAAAGTTTTGGTCTGCTTTAACTCCAACTACGTCCTCATAACCCGTAGCCTTACCTAACCAGTTTAGAACCTGAACATTCCCCGCTTGTATTTGTCCAAAGCCTGGAATTTTAGAAATAAACCGCCCTATTGAACTTTTTATAGTTGGTTGGTCTAACTCTACCCTTTCGGGCGTTTCTTCTCTTATTAACCTCTGTTTCTCTTGTTCAATTAAGGCGGCTTCTTTTCCTTGTTGTATTCTTATTTCTTCGGCTTGTGCTGCCGTTAAACCGGGAGTTTTAATAAGTGCTTTTTCTCTTTCTATGTCTTGTTTTGGAATAACCTCTCCGTATTTATTAATAACCTTTCCTTCGTTTTCTTTAGAAATTTGTCTTGTTTTGGTTGTTGGCAAGATACATTTATTTTTTTCATAATCCCATGTCCCGCCGTCTCTTATACATTTATCTTTTTCTCTTTGTAATTTAGCCTCTGGGGTATCTTCTGAAGGTAGGGGCGAGGTATTAACTTTATCTATCTGGGTATAAACAGATTCTTTAGCCATTATTCCCGCTCCATGTTAGCCGTAACGTCGTTAGGCTGTATATTTACTTGTCCTGTATTCTTCTCTTCTGTTTCCTTCATAAGTCCGCCAAGACTCTTTTGTTTCTCAAAGGTTACTTTAATCCCCGCTTGATACCACAAGTCTTGTTCCATGTCCGTTCGTTCCTTTGCGTAGGTTGGTTCAAAGTTTACGTTTCCCATTTTGCCGCCTACCTCGCTTGTCCCGTCTGAGGTTGCTATACTTCGGGGTACTCCGAACACTTGATAAAAGAAGTTTTCAAGATAGCTTATCCAGCCTGTTCGGTCTTCTGAACTTCTTGAAGGGTAAGGTTCTATTTTAACGCCGTCTTCTGGTACTCCTAACATTTCCCCGTCTTTT